GTTTTAGAAAGCACACCAATTATCACCATGGAGACCAAACCAATTCATCCCACTATCGCTACTCAGTTCTGTGACTCTCTTGTTCATGGTCATCTATCTGGTGCCCGCATTGACGGCCAGTGGTCGAACGACGCGCGTGATCCCGAACTATTGACTGACGGATCGTATATAGTATGTGCCAGTTACTTCAAGATCCTGCTTAATCATTACGCCCCTCCTACTCATATCACCCATCAGTGTCATGATTCTCTCGCGTCTCGGCAGATGGGTCGTTCCCTGGCATCCAACTTGCTCCACATTCAGGACACGATTCAGAGGACCGTTCAGGATGGGTTCCTCGCACTACGCAGTCGGGATTCACTCTCCAAGATGTTGTCAGGTGCCGGGAATCAAATGACTGAGGAGGCTTTTGCTGATATCAAGGCGACAATCAAGATGGCCGGGGCCGGCAAAGTCAATAAGGTTATGAGTCTCGACCGCATCTGCGGTGCCGTTAATTGTGATCGTGCGCTGGCTTTCTACGGCCGGGACTTAGCCAGTCATCCGCTGGTAACTGGCGCGACGTCCTTCCGCACAGAGATTGAGGAGATTACCGGTGAGAAGTTAGCCCGAGTTCAGCTCGCCATCCCCAGTGGACCTCCGGACGTTATCGTTCAGACCGATGCCATGCCCGTTCCAATACTGTACCGACCCGCTATGGAGATGATCGAACCCGTCGTGTCCAAGGGGGCCCGAGCCATCTGGGCGCACGCTATGATGAATCAGAGTTGTGACAAGTTGAGCACTGCATGTAGACAACGTGCGTATGGGCGTGGTGGCCTCAATATCGCCAATCTATCCCTATCATGCGCAAATCGCAGCAGCGCTACTCGTTGCCTGAAGGGCTGTACTCCGGAGCTGTTGGTGTTGGAGGATGAGGACTAGGTCTCCCGGTAGTCAGGGACCGCCCAACCCAGGACTGTGGTGTAGGTGTGACCAATTCATC